TACCAAGAAAGCGGCAACCGAGGCTCGTGACCGGGCAATGAAGAAGTTTAATTTAGAAGAGCAACACCTTCCATATTTTAGAACTTTACATTCATTTGCTTTCAATCAATTAGGGCTGACAAAGTCAGAGGTAATGTCGCGTGATAACTATAAGGAATTTGCACAAACATTTGGTATGGATTTAGGATCTGTTGCTGATGGCGCAGATTCTGGTGGTGTAGTAACAACAGATAATATTTTAATTAATGAAATAAATTTAGCACGTATGAAATGTATGGATTTAGAACATCATTACAATGAATCTAATTTACAAGATATGTCTTGGCATTCACTCTTACGTGCACAAAGATCATTAGAAGAATTTAAAAAGAAAAAAGAGGTGTTTGATTTTACCGACATGATTGAATTGTATTTAGATTCTGGTCCAATACCAAAATTAGAAGTAGTGTTTGTAGATGAAGCACAAGATTTATGTAAATTACAATGGCGAATGATAGATAAAATAACACAAAATGCAAGAAAGGTTTACATTAGTGGAGACGATGATCAAGCTATATATAACTGGGCAGGCGCTGATGTTAAACATTTTATTCAATTGCCTGGTGAAGTAGAAACACTAAAACAGTCTTTTCGCTGTTCTTCTGTTATTCAAAATTTATCTAATAGAATAATCAGTAGAGTTAAGTTTAGAAGAGATAAGCAATGGAAAGGAACAAGCAGAGAAGGTGCGGTTCAATATCATACTTATCCAGAAAGTGTTAATTTACGTGACGATGGTAGTTGGTTAGTTATGGCTAGAACTAATTATATGTTAGACGAGATAGAAAGAGACATACGTTTACAAGGTATGTTGTATAAAAGAAACAATAAATTACCTATATCGGCTAAACTTTTAAATGCAGTAGAAGCTTGGAAGAAATTAAACAGTGGTGAAATTGTACCTCTTGTAGATATAAAAGACATATACTCATACATGTCAAGTCAGATAGGTATAGAAAGAGGTCATAAGACTCTTAAAATGGCTGACAAAGAACAATACGAGTTAGAAGAATTAGTCATGCATCACGGATTACTAATGGGTGGTAGACCGTGGGATGTAGCGTTTGATAAAGTTGGTAACAGAGATAAAGAATATTTAAGAGCCATAGAAGTAAGAGGGACAATATCAAAAACACCGAAAATAAATATTAGCACTATACATGGAGCTAAAGGTGGTGAAGCAGATAATGTAATGCTTCTTACAGACTTGTCTAGAAAATCACAAGAAGCTATGGAAAAAGATTCGGACGACGAATGCCGTGTGTTTTATGTAGGAGCAACACGTGCCAGAGAGAGTCTACATGTAGTACAACCACAAAGAGAAGGGGGATTCATAATATGAGTTTTAGTAGTGGAGTTGCTAGAATAAAAACTAGCATGACAAAAGAAGAAATACTAGCAAAGGCTAGTGACCTTGTTTCTAATGATAGAAACAAATCACATGGTGATGCATTTAATAATCATGCAGAGATAGCAGAGTTTTGGAATATATTTCTTGATAAGAAATTAAGGCCAATGGCTAATATCACAGCTGATGATGTAGCCATCATGATGATATTGTTAAAAATATCTAGACATACACAAGGTGAAAAAATTAACATGGATAACTTTGTTGATATGGCAGGTTATGCAGCAATAGCAGGAGAAATTAGTGACACAGGATCTTTTTAAGACAGTTACATCACAATGGGTTGCTCCTACGGAGTTCCCTCGTATAGAGGGACGCGTAGCGATTGATTTAGAAACATGTGATCCAGAATTAATTAAACATGGCCCAGGGTGGCCAACTAAGAGAGGTAAGGTGATTGGTATAGCTATGGCTACTGCATCATTTAAAGCTTACTACCCCATTGCACATGATGGTGGCGGTAACATGGATGAAGATAAAGTTGTAAAATATATAAAATCTATTTGTGAAGATGAATCAATAGAAAAAATATTTCACAATGCGCAGTATGATATAGGATGGTTATGGGCGTTGAATATAGAAGTTAAAGGCAGAGTGCATGACACAATGGTGGCAGCAGCTTTAATAGATGAGAATAGATATTCGTATACTCTTAATAGTATAGTGCATGAATATTTAGGCGAGTTTAAAAACGAGCAAAAACTAAGAGAAGCAGCAGAAGCATTTGGTGTAGATCCAAAATCAGAGATGTATAAATTACCGGCTATGTTTGTTGGTGAGTATGCTGAGGCTGATGCAGATCTTACATACAAGTTACATGAAAAACTATCTTGGGAAATTGTAAAAGATAATCTTACAACAGTGTATGATGTGGAATGTAAATTAATTCATGTTATTTTTAAAATGACACAACGTGGTGTTAGATTTGATGCTGAAAAATGTGATAAATTGGAGAGTAGATTCTACAACAAAGAAAAGAAGTTGATGAAAAGAGTTAAAGATTTAACTGGACTTGACATAGAAATATGGGCCGCAGCTTCTATTGCAAAAGCGTTTGATTCTATGAATTTACCTTATGAAAGAACAGAAAAAACAGATTCACCATCGTTTACAAAAATGTTTTTGACAGATCATCCTCATGAATTACCAAGATTAATAATGCAGGCACGTGAATTAAATAAGTTAAGAGGCACGTTTCTACAAGGGTTAATGAATTATACAGAGAATGGGAGAATACACGCACACATTAATCAAATTAGGTCTGATACTGGTGGCACTGTGTCTGGCCGTTTTTCTTATAATCATCCTAACTTACAGCAAGTGCCTAGTCGTGGCCAGTTTGCAAAAGATGTTAGAAAGTTGTTTATTCCTGAGATGGGTGAGTATTGGCTCAAAGCAGACTACTCGCAACAAGAACCAAGACTCTTGACACATTGGGCGTGCCTCGTGGACCAACCAGGTTCACATGATGTAAAAGAAGCTTATCAAAAGAAAGATTTAGACTTTCATCAACAAACAGCAGACATGGCAGGAGTGGATAGAAGATTAGCAAAAACAATTGGTCTAGGTGTTATGTATGGCATGGGTTATAATAAGCTTGCACGTGAGTTAGATCTTGAGCCACAAGAGGCTAAAGAGATGTTAAAAGACTTCCGTGGTAAAGTTCCTTTTATGCAAGGTATGCTTGAAGCTGTTATGAATCGTGCTAATTCTAAAGGCGTAATTAGAACTTTATTAGGTCGTAAGTGTAGATTTGATTTATGGGAACCTACGTCCTGGGGTGTACACAAACCATTACCTTTGAATCAAGCTAAAGTAGAATATGGTGATGCCATTAAAAGATATGGTACATATAAAGCTTTAAATAGATTGATACAGGGTTCTGCTGCTGATCAAACAAAGAAAGCAATGGTTAATGTATATGATGAATTAGGTGTAATACCTCTTATACAAGTTCACGATGAGCTTGATTGTTCTGTTAAAGACGAAAGACAAGCTAATCAAATAAAAGAAGTCATGGAAACATGTGTAGATTTACAAGTACCTTCAAAAGTAGACGTAGATCTTGGAGAAAGTTGGGGTGATAAATGACCTATGCTAGAGCTAGGCAAGAAAGATATGTTAATACAAAGAAAGGAAAAGCTGCTGCGTCACGATCTAAGTTAAATCATCAAAACAAACTTAGATCAACAGAAGAAGGTAGAATTAAATTAAGATATAGAAAAATCAAATGTGAGCATGGCAAAGATGTGGCAGATTGGTGGTTAAAACAAAAGCCAATTTGCTTTATTTGTGGCAAAGATGTGATCTATGAAAAAGCACCTTCAAGGAAGAAAGGTAGGAGTAATCTTAAAGAATTAGTTATTGATCATAACCATAATATAAAAAAATTTATACCTAGACACATGTTGTGTCAACGTCACAACCTTGCATATGGTATGTTTGATGAAAATATAGAACAATTAAAAAGAGCAATAAAATACAAAAGGAGATATGGATGAGTTGGATATGTAAAACACTTCTTGTTTGTTTAAGCTTTAATCCAATTATGGATTATACAAATAATGACGAATTCATAGAACAAGTGCGAGCATGTGCTTTACATCTTAATTCTATGCATGTTGAAGCAGATCGTGTTCCAGTAGATCTTATAATTGCACAAGCAGTGCATGAATCTAATTGGGGTAAATCTAGGTTTGCACGAGAAGCAAATAACCTCCTTGGAATCCGCACATTTGACCCGTCAGATAATCAACTAAAGCCGCTTAATAATCCTAACACGACGTGGGGGCTTAGGATCTTTGAGACAAAGTGCGAATCCATTTCTTATTATATTGATTTATTAAACCATAATCATCATTATTATAAGTTTAGAAGCGAACGAATAACCCAGCATTTTAGCGATGAAATAGACTTAGAAGAATTAGCTATGACACTTGCAATATATGCTGAAGATGTATATTATACGCAAAAAATCATCAGAACAATTAGAGAACTAGAGGCCTATGACAGAGACTAAAAAACCCGGGTACCGTGACCAAGGCAAAGCCAGAGCTGGTAATGTCAAAAGTAATTTTGCAATTAATCCAGAACAAATGGAGTTTGAAAGAAGAAAAGTTCTTGAACAATTGTCTACAAAAGTTGATCAAAAGAGACTTAATAACATGGCTGCAGTTGCAGCTACGGTAGAGCCTAAATATTTTAAAACTACCAATTTAACAAAAGCAGGTAAGCCTGCAGAATATGATAGCACAGAAGGTAAAGGTGAACAACGTGAGCCTACTATGCGTATATTGTCATTAGGAGCTGGCGTACAATCGTCTTGTTTAGCTTTGATGGCACAAGAAGGATTAACAAAACATAAACCAGATTATATGATATTTGCTGACACTGGGTGGGAGCCTAAATTTGTGTATGAGCATGTAGAATATTTAAGAAAAGCTATAACGATTTGTCCGTTGATCACTGTAGAGAGAGGAAATATCCGTGAAGATCTGATCAAAGCAGCGAACCCAATACCAGGGTCTAGAGAAGAGGAAAAGTCGTTTGCTGGACGTGTGCCAAACCCACCGTTGTTTGCTGCACGTGAAGGTGGACGTGTGGGGATGCTTTATCGTCAGTGTACACATGATTATAAAGTTATCCCTATACAAAAGAAAATTAGAGAATTATTGGGTGTAAAACCTAGGCACAGAGTGCCTAAAGACATGATTGTAGAACAATGGATAGGTATATCT